CCAGCGCCTGGGTCTTGTAGTAACACTGCTTCAGGGCGTTGCACATCTGCCCAAACAAGAATACGCTCACCTGAACCCTTGAAATCACGTGTAATTCTAAGAACCTTAGTAACAGGATCAAATGTGTATGTCAAGAACCCACCAAACATACGTGCGGCTAATTCAACATAACCTGCATAAAAGTCATATGTTGCCATACCACCTGTATAGTTATAGTTTAACAAATATGTGTTAAGAATAGCACTACTGAATGGGTCAAAACTGCTTGAACTTGGACCTGTTTCAAGACCAATACTACGTCTGAATAATTGTCTAACGTTAATAAATTCTTGAGGCAATGTGTAAGTGTCCACATTCTCAACAACTGTCATTAGTGTGTATGATTCTTGTGTGGCATTTTGTGCACGTTGACGATATACTTTGATAGCATAGTTATATGCGGCCTCATAATGCTCAGGATCAAGTTCCAAATCAATAATACCACCACCTAAACGATAAGTGATGTTATTAAATAATGCTTGTTTTAATTCTTCTAAGTTATAACTAGTTGGTGTACTTAAATAACTGGCTGTGCTACTTGGCATAATAATCCCCTGTTGCTATTATTTATCAGGGATTATAGGTCTCCATCTTTTCGGTTCTCGCTGTAAAATGCGTCAAACTGTCCACCGGGATATCGTGCCTCTAATTTTTTAACATTCTCAGCAACAACATCATTGGGATCAAGATTTAGTGCACGACATGCATTAACCCAGTACCACATAATATCACCCAATTCACGTTTCATGTGAAAAATGTTTTCATCAGTTAGTGGTTTACCTTGAAAGAAAACCTTCTTGGGAATTTCAATAAACTCACCACTTTCAGCCGCAAGTCCTAAACATGCAGTCAATAGCAAACTAACATTTATATTAGTTGTATTACGCAGTTCAACGATGCGAGGTAAAAGGTGATCAAAGTTATTTGATTCTTTGCTGGTTACAGCATTAACGAATTCGGTGTATTTGTTTAAATCAATATTTTGTGTCATTGTTTGCCTTTATAAAATTGTATAGTTCGTCTGCATATAGTTGATGAGGGATATCAGAATGATGCCCGTATTTTGCCTTTGAATTAGTATATCCTAAATTTATATATTTGGGATAAAATGATTCGTTGTTGTTATTATAGTTGTAATACTTGCCTGTGTCAATACTATTCAAGTAAAATTTAAGATATTTTTCATTTTCAGGAGAAAACATGTGTATAGTATTACACATTAGGTAATCAATGTTTTTACTCTTAAAAAAATATTGCAATTGCAAAATTAAATTTGCACTGGTGATTTCTGTATAAGGTGTTTGGTTAATTACAAACCTACGATAATCTTCTTGTATGTTACGCTCACGTTCAGAATAACCTGTATAGTTTACATTTATCTGCAAGAAATCAGTAGATGAATTAGAAAACCAATCACAGTATTTTCCATTCTGTTGTTGATGCCATGTTGGGTATTGAAATGGTGCTTCAATACGTGAACTCTCAGTCCAACCAACAACAACAAATAAGTCACTAGTATCATGCTCACTACAATATTCTAGGACACTCCTAGCAATTGCACTATTAGTGTAACCACTTACTGCAATATTAACAGGAGTATATCCTAATTTTTGTGCTAACAAATTACCATAACTATGTTGACGATTGAAGGGGCTGTCTACTTCCCCGTCAATTTCAGAACCAGCTGAGTGACTACACCCCGCAATTAAACATATTTTACTCAATTAAAACGCCTTGAGAATAATCATGTTGTCGTTGAAACGACCATTGGGTGATGTTGCAACAGACTTGATTTCTTTAAAGAACTTACGTGCCGCGGGCTTACTACCTGTAAGTGCCTTGATTTGTTCAGCGGGCTTACGTAGTGTTTTAACTTCACTTTGTTTGGGATCGAATCCTAGCAATGTGTTACCCTTAACTGTAAGTGTCTTGCTATATTCATCGGCAACATAATGATGCATTTTACGTCTTGCTGTATCATAGACCCAAGCCTCATTACATTGATGTAGTTTAACAGGACTCAAACCAACCAAATCAACCTTTGTAGCATCATCCTTGAATGTTTTCAAGTGTTTCAGTTTGCTTACAATCTTTTCTACAGGTACTGCCTTGCGTTTGCGTGGTGCCTTGCTTGCCTTCTTAACACTTGCATAACCATTTAGATCGGCAATCACAGATTCAATGAACTTAATCATATAGCGAACCTGCATTTTGCTCATGTGAGCATAGGCTTCAACTAATTGTGCATCTTTGCCAAGTTGCAATTCAGTAAATTCATTTAATACATTTTCCCAATGTTTAATAATTGGGGTAATATGTTGAGGTAAAATGTTGCGTTCGCCTAATTCTGAACTAACACGTTTTTTAGTTTCAAAGTCTTTGGGGTATCCTGCTAAACAGAATTCATCCATCAAGCCTTCTAATTCACCTGCGGCTTCACCTGCTTTTTCACGCATGATTTCCTGAATGTTCTTGCGTTCAACTTTAGGCTTATCATCTTCAATGACTTCATTTTTTTCTTCACCTTTACCCAATTGAACCAGTCGGTCGATCTGGTCGTCAAGCAACATTTTTTCACGCTCATTGAATTGCAAACCACGCAATGACAACCGTGCCATCCAACCCCAAGAGGTGTGCACTTTAGTGTCAGGGGCCTTTTTAACAAACTTGATTTTGTCTTTACCCTCGTTAGCCTCAAGATATTGAATCATAAAGTCTTTGGCATCAGGCTGTGAATAGAATCGTGAGTACCAATTAAATGCTTGTCCTAGTTGACCTTGCCGTTTGTCCTCTGCAGGTTGTGTTTCAAATAGTGGTTCAGAACCATAATATTGTGCATCAACATCTTTAGGTGTAAGGTCACGCACAAAAGAATGTGTTTGATAAGCGGGTTTGCGAGCCATAAAATCTCCATAGTTTCACGATATTTATAAGTATACAGCATATCCGATTTATTGTCAAGCCGTTTGATCCAAAAAATTTCGATAAATAACTATATGCTTACTGATTCTAAATATAAAAAATGGTACTTCTCTATTAAATTGGCTAAAAAACTAGCCGTAGGAGTTTAACGTGCCTAGGCTCAGCCTATACCGTCCAACGAAACAAAATGACTATCGATTTATGGATAGAACCATATCCGATATGTTAACTGCAGGTGGCACAGACTTATATATTCACAAATATCTAGGTCCTACTGATCAGGGGCCTAGTACTGACCCTACACAGCCACAGTATGCAGTTCAAAGTCCTACTAATATTCAAGACTTGTTATTCATGGAAAACCGTGATAGAACATATGATCCAAATATCTATAGATTGCGCGGGCATTACAATGTACAAAATCTTGACTTTGATTTAAGTCAGTTTGGTTTATTCTTAAATAATGATATCATTTTCGTCACTGTGCATTACAATGACATGATTGACATTATTGGTCGCAAATTAATGGTTGGTGATGTATTAGAGTTACCTCACTTACTAGATTATAATCCATTAGATCAAACTATACCAGTTGCATTAAAACGCTTTATGCAAATTACTGATGCAAACTATGCAAGTGAAGGTTTCACACAAACATGGTACCCACATCTATGGCGTATCAAATGTGAACCTCTTGTTAATAGTGAGGAGTTTTCAGATATTCTTACACAACCTCTCAATCAAGACAATTATCTTGGTAACTGGGATAAGACAAAACCTTATCCAGAAGGCTATACTGTTACATTTGGTGGATTGATTTATAAATCTTTGGCAGATGTTCCTGCAGGAACATATCCACCAAACGCAACATATTGGCAATTACAATCAAACGGTGGCCTTGCAGATATCATTTCTACATACAACAAGAATATTGCAATCAATGATGCTGTACTTGCTGATGCAGAAATACTTGTTCCTAAATCAGGTTACGATCAAAGTCAACTATATGTTGTACCTACATACGGCGAGTATGTTACCAACCAAGAAGGTAATACAGTTCCTTCAGGTCATTTGAATCAACCTGCACCACCTATCGGTGTACTTGCTCCTAATCCATTCGCAAACTTCCCCAATATACCATCTCAGTTAGATGGCGCAAAGGTTGTAATATATCGCAATAGTAAGTTCAAGAATCCAAGTGTTGGTATTAAGGTTAGTAAGGCTGCATTAGCAAAACTACAAGACATGAATGGTGTCGGCAAGTATGTAGAAAATAAAATCAACAAACTTGTACAAGCACAATTATCATTAGCAGAGCAAGAACCTGAAAAGACAGCAGGTGGTAGTGGTCGTGTTGATAAGATTAAGATTCTCAAAGTAGAAACAATCAGTCCTATCATTATTGGACCATATGGTACTGCTGACAACACATATGCTACAGCAGACCAAGACCCAAGTCTAGATAGTTTCACAGGAACGGTGACAAGTGTTATGGACTTTAGAGCAGACTGTGATCCAACATTCCAGTTTATCTCTAGATCGGCTCCAAGATCATTTGGTTATACAACTGGCTACATGACTGGTGATGGTAGTGCTCCAAATGGATTCCCAACAGGCGCAGGTATTAGTTTCCCTGCAAATCCTACAGTGGGCGATTATTTCTTACGCATCGATTACTTACCTCAACTATTATATCGTTGGGACGGTAAGTTATGGATACAAATTAGCCAAAATGTCAGAACACAAACTGGATTTGGTAGTGTTGAAAATCAATCACAACTCTCATCATTTATTAATAACGATGCTCAAATTTATGTAAATAATGATCAAGCAGTAATTCCTCAAGCACAACCATTGTCGAATGTACTACAGAATTCACCACCGACACTACCGCCGGTAATATAAAGGTCATACATGGCAGCGCAATATTTTTATGATAATCAGATACGCAGATTCTTAATACAGTTTGCCAAAATCTTTAGCAACTGGCAAGTTACCAGAGGTAACGATCCTGCAGGCAACCCTATTTACGTTCGTGTGCCTATTATGTATGGCGATCAAAGTCGTCAGGCTGCAACTGTTGTTAATAATAACAGTGCAAGTACACTACCATCTGCACCAATGATTACTTACTACATCAGTGGTTTGGAATACAATCAAAAATGGACTACTGATCCTACATTTATTGACAAGATTAATGTAAGGCAACGTGCATACAATCCTGATACACAAAGCTATGAGACTACACAAGGTCAAGCGTTTACTATTGAAAGATTGATGCCTGTACCATATACATTGCGTATTAATGTCGATTTTTGGACAACAAACTATCAACAAAAATTAGAAATCATTGAACAACTAGGCCCATTGTTTAATCCTGCACTTGAAATTCAAAGTACAGATAACTTTGTTGATTGGACCTCATTAAGTTCTGTGTTTCAAGATGGATTGACTTTTACTAGCAGACAAATTCCAGTAGGTACAGGTAATCCAATTGACATTATGACCTGGAAGTTTTACATGCCTATCTGGTTGACAACTGCAAGTAAGTTGAAAAAGATGGGCGTTATTCAAAAAATTATCATGTCTATCTATCAAGGAAATGCTCTTACAGATATCCAGAATGATGATTTGTTGTTAGGTACTAGACAAAAGATTACTCCATATGGTTACAAGTTATTATACATCGGCAACCAATTACAATTACTACCTGCCGACGAACCATTCGATCCGTCTAACAATAGTCTAGATCAAGATGTTTCTCCACCTACTGATTTGTATTGGTCTAGTTTATTAAACGTGTATGGCAAAGTTCAGCCGGGTATTAGCCAGATTTGGTTAGAGAATCCATATATGGATACCCCTATCGTTGGTACTATTGTTCCTAATCCATTAGATGACAGATTCTTAATCTTTAACGTAGATCCACAAACATTACCACAGAATACATTAGATCCAGTTAATGCTGTTATTAATCCACAAATGCAAGGCCCTAATGCAGGACTACCCGGGCCTATCAATGGTGTACGCTATTTGATTGTTGAAAATATTGGAGCACCTGATACTACAACAGTTGCTTGGGGTGGTCTAGTCGCAAATGCAAATGATATCATAGAATTTGATAGTGGTACAATGCAATGGTTTGTTGCATACGACAGTCAAGCAGATACAGAAGTACAATATGTGACTAATCTTGCAACTACTCTTCAATATAGATATACACCTGATGAAGGTTGGATGAAATCATATGAAGGTTTCTATTACGCCGGCGATTACAGTATCGTAATTTAATATGTCCAGTAACGCTGCCGGTGTGTTCTTCTATAGTGTTTCTACTAATAGATTTCTTTATCTATTAAGGGCTGATAATAAAAGTCCTACGTGGAGTATACCAGGTGGCGGCATCGAAAAAGATGAAACACTATTAGAAGGTATTGAACGTGAGTGTATAGAAGAAATGGGATTCTACAATCAAGACTTCAAATTGATTCCCATTCAAAAGTTTGTCAATAATACATTTACATATCATACATTCTTCTGTGAAGTCAAAGAAGAATTCATACCTACGTTAAATGCTGAACATGAAGGATATGCATGGGTCAAAGAAGGGCATTTCCCCAAGCCATTACATCCTGGATTGTTTAGTACTGTGAATATTGATTTAGTTCAAGAAAAGTTACAGGCATTGATAAAAAAATAGGGAGATTAAATCCCCCTATCTTTATGCTCCGAGCATTTTGCTCACTACATGAAACCCTAGTGCACCTGCAGTTGCTGCACCTCCCATAACCATCCATTTCCATTTTTCTAAAGCACTAACTTTTTTAGAAAGTTCATTATGTTGCTGTGTGCTTTCAGTGGATAATTTTGTGATCATGTCGTGTGTATCTTTCATTGCTGATGATACACTATCTTTGATTTCTTTAATATCAGATTTCAGGTCGTCCATCTTTTCATGGATGTTGGCGACCTGAACCTGAAGCACTGCAATTTCAGTTTCAGACTTTTGCACCGATAATCGATCTGGTCTTGCAGTAGCCATATCGATTAAGCGTTATTAACTGTTACGATTGGTAGACTTGGTGTGTAGTATGTATTAGCGGCTACAGCACTATTGAATGTACCAATTACATTAGGTTGAGCATTTGCAAGAATTGCTAAACCTGTACCTGAACCAGTACCTGTTGCAGTAAATGATGTACCAGTCATGTTGCCGGCTGCACCAACTGCTGTCCAGTTTGTTGTACCTGTTTGATAAATTGTATATACTGTACCAACACTTAGTGAACCAGGAGCAACTGTTGCAGGGAATGCTTGTGAATTATAATCACTAATAGTATCAAGATATGCAGTTGAACTATCAGCATAAGTTACTTGGATATTGAACGTGTTAGGTGTCAATGCCGCATTCGCTAAGTTTGCTGTATATACAGGAGCTGTAATACCTGTTACAGTACCAGTTACCAAATATTTGTGTTTGCCTTTTTGACGAACAATATATCCTGCTTCTGGTAATGCAGCCAAGATTGGATCGCCATAACCATTATAACCAGCCGCATTAACTACTGAGTTAGCACCCAATACTGCTTGATTTTGAATAGCATTAGAAGTTACGCTTGAGTTTGATGTCAATACTACGTTTGCACCACCTGGAACTGCGGCAACAGTAAATGCAGCCGCGTTAGTAATATTTCTAACAAAGTATGTTGTGTTTGCTGTTAAGCCACCAAATGCTGTGTCAAACACAACTGGTGTACCTGCTACCAATGTTTGAGCATTGCCTGAAGTACCGATAACGTTACCAGTAGCACTACTATTAGCAACTGCAACTGTTACATTACCTACGTTGTTTGCAATTGTACCTAACAAGTTTACACTATATGAACCTGGAGTACCTTGATATGCATAAAGTTGTGTACCATTTGCTAACGCACCAAAGTTAGTACCTAAACCGACAACTGTTGTACTAGCGTTACTTGCAAAAATTGTACCAGAAATGTTAGCACCAAAAGCAACATTAACTAGTGTTTGACTACCAATAATTGCTGTGTTACCACCAACAACACCAAATGTACTTGAGCCAGTTGATGTGTTACTACCGTTTGGATTATTAAATCCTGAATCTACGATACCAACTGTTGCTTTAACGTTTTGACCAGTTGTAGTAGTAATTGACGGGAATGTTTGTGGTTGAACACTTAATTGTGTAGCTGATACAGTAAATGTACTTGCTGAAACGATTTTGTTGATGTAATATGTTACACCTGCAGTTAAACCACCTACTGTACTTGCTGTAGCAAAAGGCATGCCTTTTGTAACACCTAGAGTATTAAGATTGTTTGATACTGTGACTAATTGTGATGAAGCAGTTGTTGCTGTAATTGTCAAAACTGCTTGTGCTTTTGCGATCTTTAGAGGACGTCCCATTTGTTTTTCCTTTAGTTAGTTGCGGGTTCTAGCCGCTACGCAGTGGGTACTGCATAAATTCTCACCATGAGAATGTACGCAAGTATTTATCTTTATTGCGTAAAATAATAGACGCTCTAAATACAAGTATGATTAAAGAATACGGATATCGCTATACTGCAACTCAATCGATTGCAGACCACGAACACAATTGGTTAGAAAAATTCAAAATAGAATTGTCTGCAAATGAATATCAAACTAATTTATTAATTAACCTCACTTGGCTAGAACCTAAAGACCCTAACTTATTGCAATGGATTAAAGATAACATCGAAGGTTCTACTAAAATTTGGCTTGCAGGGACTGTTGACGGCACTGAATGGTTTACACATACATTATTATATGCTGATATAATAGCATTAAATTATCCTTTAGAGTTTGCAGGATTCAGTCCTACCCAATGGAGTTCTTGGATGCCCAAATGGTTGATGGAAAATAAACAATATACTGATAATGAGTTGCAGTTGAATAAAAATTTTAGTAATGTCTATTTGAGTTATAATAGAAAACCTAGACCACATAGAGAACGATTAGTAAACCAACTTATTGATAATAACTTAGATAATAGGGGTTGGATAACATACGAAAAAAATGTTTTTCCTAGTATCGACCAACGTACTGCTATCACCGATCAGCAATTACATTCTACTGATTTAAGATTTAGTAGACCTGAAGACCTTACAAGTTTAGGTAATTTAGATGTTTGGCAGAATAGTTATTGTGTTATTGTAAGTGAAACTGAACCAACTGACAGCTGGCAATTATCAGAAAAGACTTGGAAGCCTATTATGGGTTTAAGACCTTATTTGTGGAATGCAAACAAGGGAATAATTGAAGTTGTTCGTAAATTGGGATTTTACACACCTAATGATTTGTTTGATAATCCAAATTTAGATAACAGCACAGAATCAGTAATCACACAGTTAAAAGTATTATGTGATATGTCAAATTTTGAATTGTATAATCTTTGGCAAAAACAATTGCCTATGCTACAACACAATCGCCAAAGATTTATAGAACTTGCTAGTAATTAAGTACCACTAGCCATACTTGATACCGGGGGCAACACACCAGTAGTACCGGTATTAGGATGATTGGCGCCCAATTCCGTAATTGAGAATGGGGCCGCTGTTTCACCTGACACATTGATATATGATACAATGTTTCCCTGACCTACATAAAAACTACGTTCGGCTGTGCCAGGAGGAATGATTTCGCTATTTGCAGTTGCTACTTGATATGGAACACCAAAAGGATTAATTGTATATCCAGCGCCACTAATTGCTACACCTGCGTTTGTAGTAAGTATAAGATTACCATTATTCGTAACACTTTTTACAATACCAACTGTTGCACCTGTAGCATTACCAATCCAATAACCAATGTTCAATTGTGTTGTAAAAGTGGTACTTGATCCAACTACTGCATTTGAACTAGTTGTGCAGGTAACAGTTCCTGTACCTGCAACGTTTGGATAACTTGATACAACTTGTACTGCTGAGGTAGTAGTTGCAATTCTAACTTTGTCAGTTTGAATATTTGCTGAAGCGTTTGCTGATGAACTTGCTGTATAAACGTATGATGACATTTTCTTATTCCTGTAATGTATTTATCTTAGAGTCTACCAATTGCCACTTCAATGACACCTTCGCCTTCGTGGTTCTCTAATGCTTTACCAATGATTGTTCCCATTTGTGGTGTAAGTGTTGGTCTTGCGTAGCCATCGCCACCGCTAATTAGCATATCACCCTTTTTAATGCTTCCGCGTACCTTAGTTGGTACACGTCCTTGTAGAGCAATAGCAACTGCGATGCCCGAACATGTTGAATTCATAACATAAGCAGGGTTAGTAGACACTACGCCGGCAACTCTAGTTGTACCATCTTCTGCAACAGTAACTTCTTTCTCACCGCCAAATTCTAGTACGGTGCCCGGTTCATACTCTTGATCTGCTTCATAATACTCAGCCAAGTCAGCATATGTTGCTTGTAGTCTTGAACCTGTAGTCAATGTCCAATTACCGGTGAATGTTGCAGCCGTTGTATTTGATCCTGCATTGATAGTAGTTATACCATTCAATGTAGTGATATTGTTTTGTACTGCACCTGTTACGATTGTAGCATTGTTAGCATTTGCAATTGCTGTGTTAGATAATGCATAATTAGCTGCCGCAATACCACCTAAGTACAATGAGTTGTTAGCATTAGCAACGGTACCTGTTACATTAGCACCTGTGATTGCTGTTAGTGAACTGCCGGTACCGGTCACTAGTAAATAACTTGCTGCTGCTGTACCGCCTAAATAACTTGAGTTATTTGCACTAGCTACTGTTCCTGATACATTAGCACCGGCTACAGCATTTGCTGTTGTTGCATATGCTACCGCACCACTTACATTGGCGCCTGCTACTGCATTGGCAGTAGTTGCATAAGCCACTGCACCTGATACATTAGCACCGGCTACTGAGTTAGCTGTTGTTGCATAAGCAACGGCACCACTTACATTAGCACCTTGA